ATACTATGGTAATAGATTTTGACGTAGACAAGGACGGCAAGGTGACGCCTGAAGAAGTAGAACGCAGAGAGCGTATGCTTGAGATTGAACTGCGTGAAGAAAAGGCTGATGCACAAAAGCGTATGGCGTGGGTTGCAATGCTTACGATGATCGTCTTCAGCGCACTACTCTTCAGCCCCATCATCAGCGATGATCGTGTGTCAGCACTTGCAGACTTGCTCGGGTTGTTCTATATTGCACAAACAGGTGTAGTTGCAGCTTACATGGGTGCCACAGCCTACATGTCTAGCAAGACATCTGTATCCAGCCGCAGCACACATGCTACAGAGAAGGACTACTGATGGCCGAAGATAACTTTGAACGAGTTATGTATGAAGTGTTCAAGCATGAGGGCGGCTACGTTGATCACCCTGCTGACCCCGGTGGTGCTACGAACATGGGTGTCACCTTTGCTGTGCTTCAGTCGTGGCGTGGTAAGCCTATCACGAAGCAGGATGTCAAAGACCTGACACAAGAAGAGGCTATGGAAATCTACAAGATGAACTACTGGCGTCCTACGAAATGTGGACAACTGCCTGCTGGTGTTGATCTTGTTATGATGGATGGTGCTGTAAACTCTGGCATTGCTCGTGCGCCTAAGTGGATTCAGCTTGCAGTAGGTGTTGAGCCTGATGGTCGTGTTGGTCCTATGACTATCGGTGCAGCACGAGACATGAACCCCGTCAAGATCATTGATGCAGCCCTTGATGCCCGCCTCAACTTCCTCAAGAGGCTGAAGCATTGGGATACCTTTGGTAAAGGCTGGGGGCGTCGTGTAGAGAGCGTCAGAGAGGTAGCCAAAGAGATGGCTATGGGCAAATGAAGTGGCTGGCTGTGTTCCTCCTTCTTTCCTCTTGTGGTGGACTCCCTATGGGGTTCTTAGGTGGTGGCGGCGTCAACACAGCGGCCAATACACAGATCGGCAAAGAGAACAGGCAGCAAGTGTCGCTGCAGGAAAACAGGACTGAAGCTGGTCGTGACATCATTACTACTACTCGACAAGTTGAAGCAGAAACAGTTGAATCCGTAATTATCAACTACATAGACGAAATTCCGCTGTGGATGTGGCTGCTTACTTTTATCGGATGGATGCTGCCTACACCTCAGCAAATGGCACTAGCAACCTACAACGCATTCAGAGACTTCTTTTTTGGCAAAAGGCGTAGACATGGCTAAACAACTTACAGAACAGCAACAACGCTTCATTGAGGCGCTGTTTGATGGTGCAAATGGAGATGTTGTTGCAGCCAAGCGCATTGCTGGCTACAGCGAGAATACTGCTACTACAGTTATTGTAAATGCTCTGAAAGATGAGATTGCAGAGGCTACGCGCACGTATCTGTCTCGTATTGCACCCAAAGCAGCCTATGCTCTCAATAGTGGCATGGAAGACCCGACACAACTCGGCATTCGTGACAAGATTGCTGCAGCACGAGATGTGCTTGATCGTACAGGATTTGCTAAAACAGAGAAGGTGGAAGTAGGGGGCAGTAACCCTCTGTTTATCCTCCCAGCTAAGAATGAAGATACGGAATAAGTACAACCTAGAGCGTGTAGACTTAGGCTACTGGATACTTCCTACACCACCTGATCCACTAAAAGGATACAGGAAAGGCTGGGAGAGGCTGCCTAAGCTAGGCATGATACGGACAATACCATTCGGATACATCGTTGATCCTGATGATGAAGATTGGATGATACCTGTAGATAACGAGTTGTCTCATTTAGAGCTTGCAAAGAAGCACGTAAAGAGGCATAGTTATGCAGATGTTGCAGCTTGGTTGTCTAAGCAGACAGGCAGATACATCAGCGCCAATGGGTTGAAGAAGAGGATCAACATTGACAGACGACGCAAGAGTATTCTTAGAATTAAACGCTTCTACGCAAGACGTTACGAGAAAATCCTCAAACAGATCGAGGCTCTTGAGCAAACGCGCCTCGGTAAAGCGAAAGAGGACAGAGCAGAAGCAGAAAGCAGTTGAGGATAAAACAAACATTGTGCCAGCGATACCAATTGCTGCCGCATACGATGTGGAAGAAGCACAAAATATTGTGTTTAAACCCAATCCGGGTCCACAAACAGACTTCCTTGCCGCCACAGAAAGACAAGTCCTCTTTGGCGGTGCGGCTGGTGGTAAAGTAAATACGCTTTCTATCGCTACCTTTTCGTGGTAACACGATCAAAATAAACTTCGTGAACTGCTGGAAAACTTTTATCCTGTCTCACGCTACAACGTAACTGGCAACGGTAAGCGTGAATGCTTGAAAAGAGAGACAGTTAAGCAATCAGCAGCCAAGCATCTCACTGAGATGAAGGTTCAGAGGCCATCCCGTAAGGGAGTAGGGGAAACCCGAAGCGCGAAGCCCCTGTTATGCAGGGTGAAGATATGGTCCAAAGCAAATCTAGTATTTGACCAGCGAAAGCTGAAGTACCAATAGGTAGAACCATGCAATATTTGTTGTACAAGGCGACATCGCCTTCTGGAAGAACATACATAGGTGTTACAAAGAAATTCAAGCGCCGAATGAAAGAGCACGGAACCAGTCCGTACACTTTTGGTAGAGCACTACGAAAGTATGGCAGAGAGAACTTTAGCTACGAGTTTGAACTGTTTCCTGACGTAGAAGCGGCCTTGACACGGGAAGCTGAACTTGTTACAGTCGAAGCACTACAGTCTGGTAGACTATACAATCAGTCTGTAGGTGGCAAATTCAGCGACTCACTGCGAGGAAAAAATCCTATGCACAATCCCGAAGTACTCAGTAAGCATCCTAATCTGTTCAGTGCTGAGAACAATCCTATGAACGATCCAGAAGTACGCGAAAGAGCTAAAAAGGCACATGATAGCTACAAGAAAAAGGTATCTATTGATGGTGTCGTGTATAACGGTGTTAGGGAAGCAGCTAGGCAGCTAAACTCGTACAGGCAATTTGTTGTGCACAGGCTGCGGTCTTCAAACTACCCAACATGGTTCTACGTCAAAGACTAGATTTGCTTTGGGCAAAAGTTTTGCTATGTTAGCCGACCCTCTTCGTGACATGAACAATCCCGGCTTCAGCGGACTACTTGTGCGTCATACGACTGAAGAACTTCGTGAACTGATTATGAAGTCTCAGGAGTTGTATCCTAAAGCTATTCCGGGCATCAAGTGGAGTGAACGTAAGCAGCAGTGGATTACGCCCAGAGGTGGCACATTGTGGATGTCCTATCTTGATAGAGATATGGATGTCATGCGCTATCAGGGTCAGGCATTCAACTGGATTGGCTTCGACGAGTTGACGCAATGGGCTACGCCTTTCTCTTTCAACTACATGGGGTCGCGTCTTCGTACTGCTGATCCTTCGTTGAAACTCTACATGCGTTGCACAAGCAACCCCGGTGGTCCCGGACACAGTTGGGTGAAAAAAGGTTTCATTGATCCGTCACCATACGGCAAAGCATTTTGGGCTGTAGACTTTGAGACAGGGGAGCAGCTTACCTTCCCCAAAGGCCACAGCCGAGAAGGTGAAGCACTCTACAAACGTCGCTTCATTCCTGCTACCCTATTTGATAACCCTTATCTTGCATCTGATGGGCAGTATGAGGCTATGCTGCTGTCTATGCCCGAGAACCAACGACGGCAGCTTCTGTATGGAGATTGGGATGTTGCAGAAGGTGCAGCCTTCCCCGAGTTCAACAGGCGCATACACGTAGTTGACCCATTCCCTATACCGAATGGGTGGACACGCTTCAGGGCTGCAGACTACGGCTACGGCAGCATGACAGCAGTTCTGTGGTTTGCTGTAACACCTTCTGAGCAACTAATCGTGTATCGTGAACTCTATGTCAAGAAGGTTACAGCAGTCGATCTTGCTGACATGATCAATGACATTGAACGTGAAGAAAAGATGCGCTATGGTGTGCTTGACTCGTCTTTGTGGCACAAGCGTGGCGACACGGGGCCGTCTCTTGCTGAGCAGATGATCATGCGTGGCTGCAGATGGCGTCCTTCAGATCGCAGCAAAGGCTCTCGTGTGGCAGGCAAAAACGAGTTGCACAGAAGGCTGCAGCTAGATGAGTTTACACAAGAGCCTCGGCTTATCTTCTTCTCTACTTGCACGAACATCATCGCTGAGTTGCCTATTCTGCCTCTAGACAAAAAGAACCCGGAAGACGTAGATACTTCAGCCAACGACCACGGATACGACGCATTACGCTATGGCATAATGAGCCGCCCGCGCAGCAGCATCTGGGACTACGACCCTGCCTCAAGTGGCAATAGATTCAAGCCTGCAGACTCTGTTTTAGGATACTGACACATGGAAGAAGAACTCTTTGAAACTGATGCGTCCTCTTCGCTGAAGGATAAGGCTAAGGACGACACAGTTGATACGAAAGCTGGCAGCCTTGTCAGCTACGTCATGGGACGATTTACTGAAGCAGAAGATGCACGTCGAGTTGACGAAGATCGTTGGCTCATGTCGTATCGCAACTATCGCGGTCTGTATGGTCCTGAAACTCAATTCACTGAAACTGAAAAGTCTCGTGTTTTCGTCAAGATCACTAAGACTAAGGTTCTTGCAGCCTATGGTCAGATTGTTGACGTACTCTTCGCCAATAACACGTATCCGCTGACTGTTGATCCTACTACGC